GGTGGAAGATCCGGATCAGCTTGCGTCCTATATTGAAAAGTTCTACCGCAACGATTCTGTGGTGAAAACACAGCTTGGTCGTAACTGGGAACGCAATCAAATGTTCCTGGATGGGCAGCAATGGCTCGTGTGGGAAGAGAACAACACATCAGGCGGCATGTGGAAGACGTTGCGCGTTTCTAAAGAGAACGAATACATTCCACGCCCCGTCACGAACATTATGTTCGACGCCTATCAGACGCTCAAGGGCTACCTGCTCAAGAACAAGCCACGCGTCACTGTTCGACCCAATACGATGATGTACCGGGACAAGACCGCCGCCAAGCTTTCCACGCTTGTTAGTGAAACGAATTATGAGCGCCTGGCCGAAGAAGAAAACTTCGAATACGCAGCATCTGTTCTCGTTACCTACGGCAACGTGTTCAAGAAAGACTACTGGGACAAGTCTTATGTGAGCCAGGTAAAGGTGCCTCGCACGCAAATTCAGCCCACCTTTGACCCTCAAACGGGCGCTGTGACAGGGCAACAAGAAGTGCCTGTGCTTGATGAGTTTGGACAGCCTGTGGTGGATGTCTTACCGCTCGGCGATGTCAACTCTGATATTATTGAACCCTACCGCATTGCCCTTGACCCTCTTGCTGTATCTCTACAGAAGACGCGCTGGGTGATGGAATACAGCATACAGCAGCTTGATTGGATTCAAACTGTTTACGCGCAACCACAGAATGACCCCAATTCTGTAGGCTACACTGGCCGCGCTGACGAGGTGAAGGCTGAAACCCCCCTCAACAACAGCCTGCGCAGATTCTTCCAGCTCAAGACCTCTAGCGGCGTTAAAAACGGCTTCGCGCCCGATACGGGTGGCACGTCTGCCGACCCGAGCCTTGCCAACACCGCAGTGGTAAAAGAATACTACGAACGCCCCACACAGAAGCACCCCAAAGGGCGCATGGTTGTTGTGGCCAATGGTATACCGCTTTACGTGGGCGATAGCCCCTGCGAAGGCCCCGACCTCGGCGATTGGCACCCTTATTCTGAGTGCCGCTGGGAAATAGTGCCTGGTCGTTTCTGGGCCAAAGGGCCGCTAGACGACGGCGCTGAAATTCAGAAGAAGCTAAATAGCATTGATGCCACTGTCATCCTCACTCGCAAGACGATGGCCATTCCACAGCGTCTCATTCCGCTCGGTATCGGTGTAGAGCCCGGCAGCTGGACGGGACGCCCCGGCCATGAACAGTTTTATCGTGCTGACGGTGCTGGCGGCGCTAAGCCCGAAACTATACAGCCCACAGGCGTGCACGAAAGCGTTTTCATAGAGCGCGAGAAGACTTTAGAGGATTTCAAAAGCGTCACGGGCGCTATGGATATTTTAAAGGGCGATAGACCTCCGGGAGTCACAGCCGCCTCGGCGCTGAGCATGCTTTACGAAGTAGGCACGGGGAAACTTTTTCCAGTACTGGACCGTTGGAAGAGGTTTGTGGAGTGCAGCCAGAAGAAGCAGCTGCGTCTCATCGCTACGAAATATAAAGAGCCCCGCCCAGACTTTATCCGCATGCTCATGATGAAAAACCAAGAGCTGTCCGAGCAGGAAATTGAAAACTTTATCGGCGAAGACCTCTATGACAATTGCAATGTCATCATTGAGGCAGGCAGCAACGTGCCTAAGCTACAAGCAGCCGAACAGGCACTAAAGCTAGAAGTGGCCAACACTGGCGCTCTCCAGCTAGACCAGCCAGCCAACCGCATTCAGTTCTTACAAGACCTCGGTATTAGCGGATATGACAGCGATGTCGGACCAGACACGCGGCGTGCTGAGTGGGAAAACGATTTGTTGCGCGAGGTGAATCAATCGCCCGACACCAAACCTGTCGTGCTCGACACCGACAATCACGGTGTACATATTACCGTACATGGCAACATGACGAAAGAGCCGCGCTTCATGGCATTGCCTCTTCCTGTGCAGCAGGCCGTGTTCGCTCACATTCAGCAGCACGAGCAAATGCAGGCCATGCAACAGCAGCAGCAGGCCATGCAAGCCGCGATGGCCGGCCAGCAGCCTGCCCCGCCTCCTCCCGGCCCCAATGCTCCTGTGAATAAGCATCACAAAGCCGGCAATGGTGTTGGGCAGAACTTGAAGGATGCTATTTTTGGCGATGCGCTCGTGCCAGGTCAAATTAAGGGCAGCGGTGCCATGCGCGGTCCAGGTGCTGCATGAATAAAATAAAAGTTTATGTAGCTGTTCCTACCATGGGCACCATCGCCGATGCCCAGGTGTGGTTCTGGCGCGATGCTGAGAAGCTGTACGCTGACAAGATCGAATTTATTTGGCCTGAGATGTGCGTGCGCCGTGTGTTTCATGATTTCGCAAGAAACATGCACGTTGAAAATTTCTTGAAGAGCGAAGCAGACATTTTGTTTTTCCTGGACAGCGACGTGGTGCCTCCTCCTGACATTTTCGATCTCGTGCTTGACCACGAAAAGTGGATAGTGGCTGGCGCCCCTTACCCTATATTCATTACCCCACCCGGCCACGACCAGCCACAAATACAGTTCACTGCGTACAAAGGCAAAGGAAAGAACGGCGGCCTTGCGGCAGCCGATGTTCCTGCCAAAGGAACCGACTACATCGATGGTTTGGCCACAGGTTGCTTATTTATCAAGCGCAAGCTTCTTGAAGAGCTTGAAAAGCCCTACTTCGCTTTCGAGTTTGACAGCGAGACGCGCAACATGACTGCCGGCGAGGATTTGTCGTTCTGCCACAAGGTCATTGACCTCGGCTACCAGTTTTATGTCGATTACAGCAAGGTGTGTCGCCACTACAAGAGCGTGTGCCTGCTGGAGATGAACAATTACGCGATGTCCTACGCCAAGAAAAGCGTGGATGCATATGCAGGCATTGTGAAGCCTATGCTGGACGAAGTGTCCCGCAGGATACGCGAGCAGAAGAAGCCAGCCATAGTGAGCCCCACAGCGGCTCTCATAAACAAATTTCGGACGTAACGAGCCCCGTCCAGCTCACTCCAAGGCCTTGCTGGTTACAAGCAAGGCTCTGAGTAAACAACCAAGTAACTATTGTAAACCTACAGTAGCCCGTCGTGCCGGGTATATGCACGTAACAGTAGGACACATCAATGTCGTTTGAAGACCAACAAGACGAAACAATTCCTTCCGAATCGTCTGCGGAAGCAACAGAACAACAACCCACCTCTGGTGAAGGGGCTGCTGCGGAGACCACTCCTGCGGCTGCATCTGCACCTAGCGAAGATAATGTTCCGTTTCACAAGCACCCGCGCTTTCAAGAGCTGATCCAAGAACGCAATACGTTCAAGGAACAAATCGAGGCGCAAGCGAAAGTATTACAAAGCCTTCAAGACCAAGTGAAGAAAGCCACTCCCGCAGAACGGGATGAGCTTATGGAACGCTTGGCTGGCATTGATCCACAGTTCGGAGCGCTTGTTAAAAACATGCGTGATGAATTGAAGACCGCGCGCCAGCAAATTGACGACTTTAACCAGTGGAGACAAACGTCTAGTGCGCAAACTGCTCAACAGCAAGTAGCCAGCACAAAGACCAATTTCTACACCGAAAATAAAGTGCCCGAGGAGCGCCGAGGATTGTATGAGGCAATGATAAAGCAAGTTGCCGACTCTAATCCAAAGCTAAACATTAGTGACCTGCCTTCCGTAATGAAGCAAGTACACGACTCCTTAAGCAAAATGTTTCAAGGTGTAGAGCGCACAGCCAATAAGCAGCTTATCGATAATAAGCGCGTAGAAGCTGGCAAGCCTTCCACTCTTCCTAAAAGTGCTCCGGCGAAAGCCAACAAACAGGAACAGCATTTAAGCAAAGCAGAGCTGCTCGCAGAAATTAAACGCGAAGCTCTCAACTCCTCCAGAGCAGAAAAAGAAATCTAAAGGTAAGCAATGGCTGATACAAATTTAAGCTCAGTTGCTGGTGCGTTGAAACGGGTCTACGACAAGAACGTTTCGCGACTCCAGAACTTGGAAGCTCGGGCGATGAATGAAATCGTCAAGAGCAGCAAGAACTATTCACCGGGCGGTGAAGGCTTCTTCGGAGACGTTAACGACTACGGTAACGAATCTGTAGGCGCTATCAACGAAGAAGAGCAATTCCGCACAATCGATAGCGAAGACTATCAACAATGGAAAGTTACTCCCAAGATCATGGTAGCTCCAATCCAGTTCTCTGGCTTGGTAAGCAAAGCTGCCGAAGGTGATGACGAATCCTTTGTAAACGTTGTAATGGATGCTATGGAACGCGCTCGTGACCGTCTTATCAAAGACGAGAACCGCCAGTTCTATGGCCTCGGAAACGGTTTTATCTGCGCTCCCGCTGGGAACGTAGCTTCTAACCTCACCTCCTTCACTGTTACCAGCACGCAATATATTCGTCAGAATATGGTGCTCGATGTCACCCTGTCCAGCTCGCTCGTGGCTACGGCTCTCCGCGTATCCTATGTTGACAAGGTAAACAACATTGTTGGTTTCTCCACGTCGGTAGGTGCGGCTTTGACCTCCAGTGCATCGCTCGTGAAGCAAAACATCCTCAACAGCGCTCCTGCTGACGGAAAAGAAATGATGGGGCTACAAGGTATCTGCGACGACGGTACCAACCTCACCACGTTTGAAAACATCTCGGCAGCTACCAACTATCTGTGGCGCGGACGAAGAATCGACGCAAGCGGTGCAAACCTCACGTCTGACCTTCTTCAACGCATTATCGATGATGTAGCCATCCTCTCTGGCGAGAACGTTGACACCCTCATCATGCACCGCCAGCAGCGCAGGAAGTACCTCGATATCGTGGTGCCTCAGAAGCGCTATGCTGAACAGAAAATGGACGCCGGCTTTCAAAAGCTTGAGTTCAACGGCATTGAGCTGTGGCTTGACGTAGACTGCCAGAACAACACTGTCTATGCCTTCGCCAAGAAGCTGCTTGAGAAGTTTGAGCTGGCTGCCCTCGAAGTCGGAACCCATGATGGAAGCGATAAGTTTCTCCGCATGGCCAACTTCGACCTCTATCAATCCTACTGGAGACATTACGTGAACCTGGGAACAGGCAAGCGTAACGGCTTCGGGATGATTACTGGTCTAGCAACCCCTGCTGGCGTTTCCTAAGAACTAGTGCCTAGCCCCTCGGCCTCATAGAGGGGTATATTTTATGACCATATGGCTGACAGACCCGAAGACGAAAGAGCCCTCCGTTACGCTGACCCTTTTGGTAGTTGGCTTTGCCGTATGTTTGGCAAAAATGTGCTTTTCGGGTCTAGAGCTTGGAGCATTACATTTAAGCGCTTTTGGCGGTGGGGATTTCGCAGCTTCTGTCGGGTCACTGGGCGCATTGTATGCGGCTCGCCGACATCCATCCATGAACGACAAAGATGGGAAAAACGATGCAGAAGCCTAGCCATAAACTTAGTGGTTTTGGACGTGTTGTCACTGGTTCTGTTTTGGATTGCAATAAAGATGCTCTAGAGCGCTCCCTCAAGTTTTACGACAGATATTTATACATCAAATGGAATACCGACAAGCTAGACGGGAGAGGTTGCTGGGAAATACGCCGAGCCCCTGAATATCCTACGATGGTGTGCCACGGAACACTTGATGATGGCAGCAAGCTCTACACGTATGAGCGCAAGGAAGTAGATTTCATTCACCACGTTCTAGACTGCCCTGTTTTGCATTACGGGCTGCTTGGAAAAATTAAATCCATGGACGCGTGGAAGTACAAAGATTTTGATGCACATCTCGAAAACGTAGCCGTCGAGCATGAGCAAAAAGTTCGCAAGAACGCTAACGAAGAAATGCGCTACGACCTCAAACAACATAAGCAAGAGTGGAAAAAGTTTGCCTCTCTTGTCTCTGAAGGAGCCGACCTTGGCGCCTTTCTCAAAGGCATAAAAGGTTAAGTAACTGTATGGACCTGAACCAAGACGTATTTGTGTATAACCCCCTTGACAAGACCGTCGAGTGCAAAGCTTTCGGTAACTGGTTTTCTTTTAAACCGGGACAGATTAAGCGCATGCGCCCTGAAATCGGCCATTTTCTCAACAGCAACAAAGGCTACTTGGGCCTGGTGACTGTGTCGGAGAAGTTTGATGACCCTTCCTATGCAAAAAGCGAGGATGGCATCGCAGAATTGGCCGAAGCTAAGACCGTCGGCATATCCAAGAGAATTTCTCATCTCCAAACGCAGGTAAACAACCTTCAAGTGGGCCTTCGCAGCGACCTCGACACCGCCAACATCAAAGCTGATATCAGCGTGTATGCCACTAAGGGCGACCTTTCGGCCATTGACGAACTGCTGGCCTACCAGCGCAAGCAAGAAGACACCGCCAAGGCAGACGCAGAGCACGCGCGTATCGGCCTTGCCCGCCTCAAAGCATCACAGAGCGGAATGCTCAATAAGAAAGCGGCAGAACCCGCCAAAGAAGAAGACGCACCCTCTAAGGAAAGTTAATGTCCACACCACTGATAGCTCCGACATTGCAGAGTTTGATTGAAGCTGAGCGGGACATGCTTAACCAGCCTGACCCGAATAACAGCTTTTGGTCCGACACCGAACTTACTCGTTACAACAACGAGGCCATTCGCATTCTCATGGCGGAGCTGTCTAGTGTAAACGAAGGCCAAGGCGCAACCGTCACCTCCCTAAACATTGTATCTGGTGCTGACACCATTGCGCTTCCCTCTGACTTCTTCGTGTGTCTGGGTTTGTTCAAAGTATTGCCAACCCAAAACATCCGCCTGCCATATATCAATGATCTCACTAAGAGCTACTACACGAGCGCCGGAACAAATTCCGAGACATACGTTCCCTATTATTTCTTTCGCGGCAATAACATTGTTCTGCGCCCTCCTCCGACATTTAACGAAACTGGCGGCCTTCTCTTGGAGTACATACAGCTACCCGCTGCTCTGACAGACGGCGCTGACCAAGTGACAAATCAAATCTGCGTGTTGTTTTTCCAGTGCATTGAGAAGTATGCCATTTACCAAGCCAAGCTTAAAGAGAGTCTGTGCAACGGTGTTTCGGTACACGAAAATGCCTTGGCCAATTTCGCCGATCTTTTCAAACAATTTCGCGAGCTGAGCAGCAAGCGCAGCCGTTTCCCCACCTACGTTGTTCCCTGGGAAGTGAACTAAAGGAAAATCATGAGTCATCTATGTGCCGCACAATCATCTGGCCTGCTTTCTTCTTCTAAAGCGCTGTCAACCATCAACGGAAGACTTCAAGGCCTCATCGTTCTTACTGACGGCACCAACGCCGCCACTGTCATCATTTACGACAACCCCAGCGCAGGCTCTGGAACTGTTTTGGCTAAATTAATTGTTCCCGGAGCATCCTCTTCGGCCAGCCTCTACATTCCTGAGGGCGGTATACAGGCCAACGCCGGTCTTTACTGCTCTATCAGCGGAACAGGCGCAGCAGCAGTTGTTCACTACTCTTTAGGTTAATAAATGCCCCAGCAACAAGCGGTCCAAAAGATCGTGGCACATTTTCAAGCGAACATCGGAGGGTTAAACCTGTCCGATTCGCCGTTTATTGTGCAAGAGGGGCAACACACTGACGGCTACAACTTCGAATACACTGTACGCGGAGCCATACAGAAGAGTTTTTGTCCCTCCCGTGTAAACTCCGCCGCTGACAGCCAGCTGCGCACGTTAGGGCTGGCGCTTCGTAACACCCAGAACAGCGCAAAGACCATTATTCGGGCTGCCGGCACCAAAGTGCAGCTCATGACGTTGCAGGGCGGCTTTACTAATTTAGCCGACGACACTGCGAGCGCCGCTACAGACTTTCTTACCTCTGGCACCATACAACCTGTGCTTAGCGCCATGTACACATCACCCAGCGCGGATGTTCTATGGCTTACAGGCGGCGGCATGGCCTTCCCACGAGGTGTACTAAGCACACAACAAGCGGCCAACGCCACACTCTCTGTTCAAAACCTCACCTTCACGGCAAACAAAGCAGACACCAGCGGCAACAGTATATCTGTAGCATTTGTCATCGGCGGCGCTGCGGGCTCGGAAATTGTCACCGTAACGGACACGGCCATTTCTGTGTCCATTCAATCTGGCTCTAGCACCACTGCGCAGATAACCTCGGCCATATTAAACAACACCGCTGCCGCTGCTCTGGTTAACGTCATTTTCTCGCGCGTATCCACTTGCACCGCCATGGCTGCTACATTCCTAACCAATGGCGGCGCCTCCTGGCCTGTAGTGACACAGGTGACTGAAAATGGATGCCAGGTACCTACCGGCAGCTTATCAGTAGCCGAGACCATTGCTAGCACGGGCCATTGGCCAGCCACGGGCACCTACTATTATGGTGTGCAATATAGAAAGAAAAGCACACAAGCTCTTTCTAACGTGGTGCTGGACGTTAAAGCCTCAGTTACCGATACAACCGGCGTACAGACCATTTCCCTATCCGGCCTTACTAACCTTGACTCCACCCTCTACGACCGTATAGTGCTGTGGCGTAGCGCCTTCAATGGCGCGTCTCTGTTCACTACCGGCGACATTGTGGCCGAAATCGATCCCAGCAGCTCCTCGTATAATAGCAAGTTCGTAGACGGCGGCGACAGCATCGACGACAGCCAAAATACTCCGCGCCCAGGCAACGTCATTCTTGATAACAACGTTCTGCCCACCGGAACGTACAATACGCTTGCATTGTGGAAACGTCGCGCTGTGGTAGCTAGTGGCAGCACTGTTTACATAAGCGACCTGGACAAACCAGAAAGCTGGCCCCTTACAAACACCATTCCCGTACCTAGTGGCGGCGCCATTACCGCGCTCGCCATTGTCAGTTTCTCGCCCAACGCGCAATCCACGGATGAATTCTTGTGTGTGTTTAAAGAGGCCGAGCTGTGGGTCATTTCAGGCTCTTCTTACACTGATTGGATACTAAAGTTTGTAGATGCATCTGGCACCATTGCACAGCCACTCGTTGTCACGGCTGGTGGCCATTTAGTTTACATCGATAACCGCGGCATTTACCTGTGGGACGGCCTTAGCAAGCCCATCTATCTCAGCCGGCCCATCGAGCAGTTGTGGAGCGTTGATGGGAAGCTCGACTTAGCCAAGCTATCTCTCGGCAGCGGACAGTTCCTCCGCGACAAGAACCAAATCGTCTGGTTTTTGTCCCACCTGGACTACGGCGAGCAAGTTTACATACTCAAATTGGATTTGAAGCTCACCCTACAGCAAATTACGCCCATGATGAACCAGCGGGTAATTGACGGCATTTTCCTACAAGGCATAGTTAATAACCCTGTATATGCTTCCGCCGCTTTCATATTCCCAACAAGTGCTAGCCAGGAATACGTGGTGTTGTCGGGAGATAACGCTGGATACACCTATCGCCAGTTCTATGCCACAACCGGAATAGGCCCCAACGATTACACCTGGTCCTACGTCACTAAAGATTTTGATATGCAAAAGCTTGGTGCGTATAAACAGTTTTTCCAGGTCATTGCTTGGGTTGAGAACGTTGGGAACTGGCCGCTGTACCTAGACTACTGGACCGATTTCCGTCTCGATGACAGCGAAGCGTCTACCAACTTCCAAACCATCACCACCGCCAATCAATCTGACGACGCCTTGTGGGATATTGCATTCTGGGACGTGGCCAAGTGGGACGATTTCCACCCGCACCCTAAACGGCTGATATTCAACCTAGCCGCCACTCCTTACAACAACAACCAAGGCGAAACCATCAAGCTGCGTTTTCGTAACAGCAACAGTGAACAGCCTGTACTCCTATATGGCTTCTCTATTGTCTACGCAGATTTGGGAATGAGAACTTAATGCCAGCTCCTACTACATGCACTGTATCTGGTGTACTCTACGGTCCTAATGCTGTGGCGCTGTCTGGCGCTACGGTAAGTGTGTACACCACCTGTGCCTTTACAGACACACACGGTAACTACATTCCTGCCGGCCTTCTTGCAGAAACCACCACTGCCGCAGATGGCACTTGGAGCCTTGCTGTTATCCAGACACAGGCTCTGTCTCATTCTGTTACCTTCCAGTTTGACTATCCTCTTGGCAACAACCAGTCGCGCAGTGCTAAATACGCTGCCGTCATCCCCGCGCAGTCTACTGCCAATTTTTCGGACCTGGTGAACCTTGGATCGGGCACTGCCGCGCTTGCCTATGCCCCCACCACCGACGCTTTGCCGGAAGGCACCACAAACCTATATTTCACTGCCGCCCGCGCTCAGGCCGCTATTTCCGCCACTTCTCCGCTATCCGACACTGCTGGCGTAATCAGCATACAAACTGCTTCTTCCACCCAAGCGGGAGCCCTCAGTGCCGCCGACTGGACCACGTTTAACAGCAAGCAAGCTGCTCTAGGATATACGCCGCTCAATGCCGCCGACAACCTAAGCGACGTAGCCAATGCGGCCACGGCACGAACAAATCTTGGATTAGGCACAGCCGCTACGCAGGCCTCTTCTGCTTTTGCACAGACAGCAAACAATCTTTCTGATTTGGCGAATGAAGCAACAGCCCGTACCAATCTGGGTTTAGGCACTATTGCTACTCAAGCAGCTACTACAGGCTCGGCTGTTCAAAAAGCAAACGGCACTGGCGGTCTCACACCAGCCACGGCAAAGACTGACTACTGGGATACTACCGACCTGGCCGGCGACAGCGGGACAGGCGGCACGCATGGGTTAGCCCCCGCTCCGGGCGCAGGAGATGCGGCTGCGGGTAAATTCTTAAAAGCAGACGGCACATGGGCAGCCCCTCCAAGCGGCTTCTCCAACCCGATGACCACTCTCGGCGACCTTATTTATGAGAACGCCACTCCTACCCCTGCTCGCCTTGCTGGGTCTACCTCTGCCACTAAACAATTTCTCACTCAAACCGGCACTGGTTCTGTTTCTGCCGCTCCTGCATGGGGCACCATAGCTGCGGGTGATGTCCCCACTCTAAACCAAAACACCACCGGCACGGCTGCTAATATTACAGCCTCTAGTAATAGCACGCTAACCACTCTATCGGCACTGTCTCTTCCGTCATCCCAAGTTACAGGACTATTGCCTTATATCTCTTGGCAAGCGGTACAAACAAGTGCCTTCAATGCCGTGGCAGGTAATGGCTACCCAGTAAACACAAGCTCAGCTGGTATCACGGCCACTCTTCCTGCTTCTCCTAGCACAGGACAGTTTATTGCATTTGTCGATTATGCGGGCACTTTTGCAAACAACAACCTAACGCTCGCACTTAATGGAAATAAGTTTAACGGCGGCACTTCAAACGTAACCCTCACTGTTGACCGTGAAGGGGCTATCATTGTCTACATAGACGCCACGCAGGGATGGGTACCGTACGTTGGCATGAACAGCAAAACTCCCATTCAAAACTACTCTGCTACTTATTTAGTGGTGGCTGGAGGCGGGGGCGGAGGTGGCCAAGGCGGAGGTGGTGGTGCTGGTGGATATCAAACCGGCAGCGGCACTCTTACTGCAGGTTCAGTATATACCGTTACTGTTGGGGGCGGCGGCTCCGCCGGTGCAAATGCTCACGGGGGCTCTGGGAGTAATTCCGTGTTGTCTGGCTCTGGCCTCACCACAGTAACTTCTACTGGTGGGGGCGGCGGAGGTTCAGCCGGCGACTCAACTGCTGGTGTTAGTGGTGGAAGCGGCGGAGGCGGCGCACCTACTACCAGTACTGCCGGCGGATCGGGAACTGCTGGCCAAGGAAACGCAGGCGGATCAGGGCTTGGTAGTTCGCCATACTGGGGCGGCGGCGGCGGTGGTGCAGGATCAACCGGTAATAATGCCACCGGCAGTGCGGGAGGAAATGGGGGCTCAGGCAGTACGTTTAACTCTGTGGCCTATGCTGGTGGCGGCGGTGGCGGCGCCAGTTCTACTAATACAGCCGGAAGTGGAGGCAGTGGCGGTGGCGGAGCGGCTGCTAATAACGGAGGAAACGGCACTGCGGGTTCTGCCAATACAGGGGGCGGCGGCGGTGCAGGAGCAACGCTCGCTACGAGCACAGGGGGAGCTGGGGGATCGGGAGTAGTTATCCTATCTGTTCCAACGGCAAACTACAGCGGCACCACGACCGGCTCACCAACTGTCACAACAAGCGGGGCAAACACCATTATCAAGTTTACCACTTCGGGGAGCTATACCGCGTAATATGAGTCACTATGCAAAAGTACTAAACGGCCAAGTTGTTCAAGTGATTGTCGCCGAAGCCGACTTCTTCAAAACGTTTGTTGATAGTTCTCCTGGAACATGGTTGCAAACATCCTACAACACCCGAGGCAACGTACATTATGGAGCAGATGGGCAGCCCGACGGTGGAGCAGTTCTGCGAGGAAATTATGCTGGCATCGGGTCGCTGTACGACTCGACACATGATGTTTTCTATGCTCCGCAGCCCTATCCAAGCTGGACATTAAATCAAACAACCTGGCTGTGGGAGGCGCCTGTGCCCTATCCCACCGATGGAAAATATTACACCTGGAATGAAGCCACCAAACAGTGGCAAGCGAGCTAACCTATGCCACTACTTGTATACGACTACCCAGATTTCACACCAAACACAGTTATCGCTTCTGCGAAAGTAAACGCCAAGTTTACCGACATAGCCACGCTTCTTAACGTCACAGGTCTGGATGACACCAACATCCAAGCTGCGGGCATTACGCGCGCCACCAAGCTTAAAGCAGGCAATCCCAATTATGTGGTCATCAACGACAGCAGCGGGAAAGTGAGCGAAGAAGCAGCTCTCGCACCAGCTAGAGGCGGAGTGGGAATAAGCATGACTTTGTCGTCGAGCGTGGCCGGTAACGTGCCTCAAGTGAACAGCGCAGGCACTGCGTTTGTACTGGCTCCCGCACCATCCGCTCCCGCCGCTCGTGTCTATCAATATCTAAACTTTACCTAAGGAAATACCATGGCCGCCAACACAACACCGATTTTCATCCTCACCCCTCGCGTAAGCTGGGCCTCCACCGGCACCAGTGCAAACACCAACCTTGACGGCACAGGCACAGTAGCCACCGTGTTCACCGCATCAGGCGCCAATGGCTCCAAGATTGAAAAGGTCATCCTTGAAGCTCTCGGCAGCAACACCGGAACCGTTGTCCGTTTGTTTGTAAATAATGGATCAGCTACCAGCACCGCAGCTAACAACGCGCTTGTGTATGAAGTGGCCATGGCATCTAACTCTCTTTCTCAGACAGCCGCATCGTCTCGTGTTGAGGTGGCTCTAGACCTTGCCCTTCCTTCTGGCTACACACTGACAGCCACAACCGGCACGGCCATTAGTACAGGCATTATGGTGACCTGCGTGGGCGGAGACTATTAATTATGGATGGCTTGAAACGCGGGCTGCCGCATAACCCGGCTAAGAGCACAATACTATTTCAGGCCTACGGGGCACAAACACAGCAATGGAGCTGCCCTCCCGATGTTTACACCGTTGTTATTGAAGGGGCGGGCGGCGGTGGGTGTGGCGGCGGAAACTCTACCAACTGCTCTAGTGGCGGTGGCGGGTCGGCAATAAGCGGCCTACTTCTTAGTGTAAACCCAGGAGCGCTCTATAGCATAAGCATTGGTCAAGGCAGTAGCACCATCGGAAGCAACGGAGGCGCCACTACGATGACGGACTCTGCTGGCAATACAGTGTTAAACATACTGGGAGGCATAGCTGGCGTGAGCGGCGGAAGCAACACCCCTGACAGCGGTTTTGGCTATGGTGGAGATGGCGGCGGACAAGGATTGCCTGGCCAAAGCCGGCAAGACAATGCTTTGGCCTTAGGCGGCGCTAACGGCGCCACTGTTGGTGGGCATCTTGGCGGAGGCGGCGGCGGAGCTGGCTGGTCTGGTGCCGGCGGCATTGGCAGTGACGGATCTAGCACCGGGGCTGTGCCATCTGGGGGCGATGCCTCTGGATATGGCTCAGGCGGCGGCGGAGCAGGAAGCGGCACATCGGGCGCGCCGGGCGGCGGGCATGGAACAGATGGATGCCTCATCATACGCAGATTTTATTTAGGAACTAATTAATTTATGTCAATGTTAACACCACTTGGAGATGTCCTAGGCCTCAACGGCTCCCAAGGCAATTACTACAAAGCCGGAAATCTAAGCAACACAGGCACTAACGCCCTCAACACCATGACGGCGGCGAACAGCAGCCCGTCACTAGGTCAGGCAGGCAACGCACTGATGAACGGCGCCGGCCTCACCTCTGTGCTGAGTGGTATGAGCCCAACCGACAGCGCAGCTCTTGCAGCCAGCCCCATTTATGGCTCGAAGGTGGCACAAGATCAGGTAATGAGTGACCCCACGTTGGCGGGGCTATATGGTGCTGGCGGCACTATGAGCAATGCTAACAACACGTGGAACCAGCTCAACAACCAGGGTTTCACTTTGCAGCCTCAAGACGTGGAAGCTTACGGACAGGCAGCTGGAAACATAGCTCGTCAGTTTGGCCAGGCAGGGCAGAGCTTGTCTCAAAGTCTAGCCGACCGAGGCATGGCGGGTGGAAACACCGGAGGAGCACAGGCGCAGTTCTCGGGCCTACAGGGCAATAAGAACGAGGCGCTTGGTCAGATGCAAATGGCCATTGCTCAGAACCGCTACAATCAGAATATGCAGCGCATGGGACAGCTTCAAGGCTTCATTGGCAGCCTTGGTAGTATGGGTCAGAACGCAGAGAACAGCGCCTACAATCGTAACTTGGGCGGCTACAATGCCCAACTGAGCACAGCTAACGACGCTGCTAACCAGAATAGAGATGATTACACCGCTCAACAAAATGCCAACCAGGCCAGCATAACTTCACAGAACGCCAATAAAATAAGAAATCTTGGGGATGCGATGAGCAACGGAATGTACCAAGGCACTCAGGCCGCATTCGGGGGAGCTGCCTCCAACGGCTTAACTGCCGCTGGAAAAAGCCTTAGCGGCGCTTTAGTAGGAAACATATAATATGCCGTTACAGAGTGATTTAGCTTCATTACAGCCGGGTATTAACTCCCTTACTCAACTTATTCTTGGCGATCAAAATGCAAGACGGCAGAACCAGCAAAAGGCCGATTTAGATGTAGACAAGGCAAATAGAGAACAGCAGAATTCGTTAGCCACTCTTAAGCAGCTACAAAATGAGGCTCCAGACGGGGCTTCTGTGCGCGTTGGGGATTTGTCATCTGGTGTTGACCCGTACGTCGCTGCTCAAAGAAAGATGATGCAAGGCGGGGCATCCGCCATTCAGAGTGCAGTGAAAGCCTATCAATCCGGTGTGCCTAAGATTCAAGATGCTCTCGGTTCTGCATTCGAAGGCCTACAAGCCGTTAATGACCCGAACAACCGGATGGCAAGAGGTCAGGCCAAGACGCTCATGCTGAAAAGCTTAGGCATGAATAGGTTTAACGAACAAGAAGCGAAATCGCTGTTGCCCAATAGTATCTATGGATCTATCGCAAATATTGGCAACGCCGCGGATAATGACGCCACTCCGCTGACGCAAAATGAGCAATCGGCTTTAAATAGCGCTTTCATGACGGCAGCTAACACCGCACATGACAAGCACCAGCAGCTTGTGCAGAACGTGACAAATGGTTATGCCATGAACCCTTTTGCTGACCCAAGCCGTGAATCGCAATTAGCAAATATCGGCGCTCCTATAGAAAACAGTTTCCAGCAAAAAATGTCGGTGTTTAAAAAAGCCCCCACCAACCCCACATTTACTGGTGGTGGAACTCCCACACAACCCCAAAGCCTCGTGGACAAGCTCACCTCATTTTTCCGCCCCAGCCAACAAGGCGGCGGACAAGCGCCACAAGCAGCCGGGGGAATGGATATGCAGAGTGCGGCGGCTCGTGAAATAGCTGTGCGCGCTGCCAAGAGAAAGGCCGGAGGCCAATAATGGACCTGTCAAAGCTTTCAGACCAAGACTTGGCCGCATTGCAATCCGGCGACATGTCTAAGGTGAGCGACGCGGGCTTGGCTGCTATCAGTCAACCAGAGCCTCCACAAGAGCCTAGCCTCACTGGCGGTTCTGTTCGCTCCCTTATGGACCTCATACGCCCTGGCTTCTCACAAGGCGCTGGACACGGAGCTGTGCAGGCTGCCTCTCTTGGTAACGTAAATCCCAGCGAAGCTAGCGATGATGTTGCTGGACATGCTCTCGGTCGCGTGGGAGGCACGGTTGCTATGGCTGCTGCTTCTCCTGCCAGCGCAGCTGAATCCGCAGGTGGTCGCATACTAGGCAATGCTGGCATAAATGCAGCACAAGGATTTCTACAAAAGCCCGAAGGTGATGATACGCTTGGTGCGCGTACTGGTGATGCTGTGTTAGGTGGATTGATTGGTGGCGCTGCTCACACTATAGGTGAAGCTGGTTCTGCTCTGTTAAAGGGCGGCGCTAAGGCCAGCAAAGATATCTCCGACATTAAGAGCGGTGAAATGGCTACGCGGGCGCAAGATGCGATTAACTCTGCTGCGGATGATATCAATAACAAGGTTGTAGCGCCGGCTTCGGACAAACTTAAATCATTATTGCAAGGCGAGACCTTTCAGATTAACCCCGATCGCGTGAAGCCGACGTTTCCGAGGTTAGGTGAAGAGATGGAATATAATCTGTCAAAAGACGCCGCCAACCAAGGACTGGAGATAGCGGGCGGTCCAAAGGCCTCTGTTCCTCTTCGCGCCGATATATCCGGCACCCAAGCTCTGCACTTAAAACAAGCCGCAGATGATGCTGCTAACTGGCAGCGCAAGATTGGCGTGGGCGACGCCGATGCTGTATCAAAAGAAGCTGACGCCTCCGCGCTTGGTAACATACTTAGAAGGCAGATAAATTCTGACCCCGAGCGAGCTGGACTGAACCAGAACATGGAAGATGCTATTTCTCTGCGAAATGCGCTCACTAACAAAGAGGCCACCTCGCCGATTGAAACCCTCACGGCCAAGCCCGGCACCAGCCGGGGTGCCATCGTAGACCAAGTTGACAATATGGCGGGCACTGGTCTTCGCGGATTGGGGCATGATATTGACAGGGCCAAAAGCCTACTTATAGACCCAGGACGTGTGCACGATTTAGTGTCGCTTGTGAAAGAGATAGGGCGCGTGCCCGTTAGGGGAGCAGTGGAAGGTGCAGCACTGGCTAATAAGGGAGCCCAAGCGCTAGGTAAGATAAATCCTATTACACTTCAACAGGCCCTCAGCGCCGCACAGCAAACGAGGGAGCCATAATGCCATGGATCTTCAAGATAAAGCCGACCTTGGCGAAATAAAAGCAGACGTAAAAGAGCTTGTAAAACAAGGAGCGCGCCACAACGAGCTGCTTAGACAGCACGAGGCCCGGAGCCTTGCCCTACAAGAAGAGCAAAAACTCCAGGCCCAACGCTTCGTACCATTAGAGAAGCAATACGACATTATTCACTATGTGCTGACCGCTTTAGGAACAGGTGTACTTGCGCTAATTGGGCACCTGATTCTAAAATGGTGTAACCTTATTTAGACAACCCAAAGATTGCCAACAACCCGGTTGTAGGAGCTAGTGCAATGCCGCTGCCCGCTTCTTTCAAATAGGCACCGCTTACCAGCCCTACTAAACGCCCCGACATATCAAATACAGCGCCCCCGCTCATGCCGGGCAATGCAAAACCACTGGCCCACACAGCAAATGCATCCATAGCTTTTGGCTGGGCGTATTCGCACAACAGAGTGTGATTTCCCAGCGGGTAGCCGCACACCACGGCCTTTTCTACGTTCAAGCCCATCCGGTCGATTTCCACATCTACCGTCACCTCTCCCCTGAAATCGCCTGTAACAAGGCCAATATCAGTGCGGGCATAATACCCTGCCGCTCTGCCTTCGTGCTTGTTAGCTCCCTGTACTGTGATGACATCCGTAGACAGGTTGCCTTTATCATCGTGCAGACAGTGAGCGGCAGTGGCTATATAGTTGTCACCAATAACCACACCTGAACAGAAAAACCCTCTCTTGTCGTAAAGCCTTACCACCGCCTGCGTTGGGTCCATGGCATCGCTGCCAGGCTCAAACGCTGGTAAAACTTCAAGACGAGTAATCGGCTCACTTTCACCAAATACTATCTTGTACGTTCCATAGCCAACCACTGCCACCACAAGTGTCAGCAATAATAGTGTTTCACGTCGCATTGTTCTTTACCTCCACATAAAACAAACCCACAGCAAAAGCCGAAAAAGCCGTAAGGCTCAGATAAATCCCACTTCCGGTTACTAAAAAGGCAACAAACATTGTTGCTGTGCCCATCGCGTTGGCGCCCATCAACACTAGACACACGTCTCTATTATTCATTTTCTTCCTCCCAAAAACAGCCCGCCAGCTACTCCCACGACTAGCCAAAATACGGGGCTCTTGATTATGTTGCCGTCATTCTTTGACAGCTCAGTTATTTGTTTGTCTTGCGCCGCTATCACAGCGTCCTGTGTGGCGCTTACCTTCCTTCCCAGTTCGATTACTTTGTCTTGATCAGCCAAGGCCTTGTCACACTTCTGTACACATTCCCCAACTGGGTCAGGGGGTCCCATCTGGTCCGCTGCTACCGCGATAGGGCTTAGCAAAGCTGTCCCAATCAGCGCGAGAGTCGCTAGCTTGTTTCTGTGCATCCTGTTCCTCCTTCTTTTCTTGTTGTAATGTGTCTTTTTGTTGTTGCTCTTCCTTGGCAGCCTTCTGCACAGCCACCGTCGAGCGTAGCGACCGTATGATGAGTGATAAAATACCCACCAGCACAAATAGCACGAGCGTAATGTGTGCCGCTAAGAATGCGCACCCAGTTTTGACGTTTGCCCATAGTGCCTTAATATCCATTAAGCCCCCTTCTTCATGGCCGCGCGCTTACTAAGCGTCAGCAAGTTATTTACAGCGCCCTTTTCCTGCGCGTTAGCCCCACACTTTTTACAGCGGTAGCGCTTGAATACTCCGGTAGATGTATACTGGTGGCCGTTCTCCGCCCATTCAGTTGAACCACACCGGCACACCCAATTCATGTCGCTGTTAAATACGTCCAGGCGGGGCACATTCATATACGGAGAAAGCTTCTCAAAAACACGCTCAGTACCGCGCACATCAAGCTTGTTGTACTTCTCCATTTCCTTCCAAGCGGCCGGGTTTCCCACCTCGCACTCATCCCACAGAAGCTGTCCAGGGAACTTCTTGTGTGTGCCTTTCTCTAGCTCCGGACACAGCGTGCGCGTGAGAAACGCCAGCTTGGCCGAAGGATACCCTGCGCGCTTGCCCATAACTCGGGTATCGTGATGACGGGGCACCGCAGGAGCTGGAATGCCGTGCACTGCGAGCCGCCCAATAAGGATGGGCAAATCAAACTTCACCCCGTTCTGCGTGACAATTTCATGGGCGTCGTTAATCATGTCCGCCGCCTGCGCCACCACTTTGCGGTCATCGCGGGCATCTTTCTGTTTTTTGGTGCTAGTCCAATACACCCTGTCACTGCCTTGCCATTTAAGAGCAATACAAGCGATCGACGATGATGTTATGATTTGGTCTACACCCACGTTTATGTCGTAGAGGCGCCATATCTTTGCAATAATGGGCCATGTCTCAATGTCCCACGTCAGTACTTTAGGTTTTGTTACTTTGGCCATATCCCACCTTTTTTAGAAATTTAATTGCGCGCGCAAACTCCACATACACGCTGCCCTTTGATGTGCACCCACATTCCAAGGCAATTTCTTCCCAACTCATTCCCCCCACAATTCGCAAAGCCACCACTTTAGACAGCTTCTCTGAAAGGCCCGCCTTGCGAAGAGAGCCGAGCATGCGGTCATAGTCTGAAATTGGTTCAGCACAAACCTCCTCTTCGTCTGTTAAAGATTTGTTGTCCGAAACATCCGCCAATAAAAAACGCTCTGGATTCGGATCATAAATAACGCTGCTATCGCCGCGATGAGAGCCGGGCAGTAGTTTTTCTAAATGAGGGCAGCCACGGTGGCGGGATACAAGTTTGCCGTTCCTGCGCTCCTTCTTATTAAACCAAGCGGTTTGGTTACACCCGTGTGGGCATGTCCAGATGCCAGCTTTTGACTTCTTTTTCGAGGGTGCCATTTACAAGCTGGTCATTCAGATCGGGCGCAACGAGAAACAAATCCACATGCGGCGTCATCCTGACAAGCATCTCCTTCATTCTCTTCCCGGCGTCCAATCCGGGCTTATCTTTGTCCAATATCAGTACAAACCGTTTGTATCCTCTGAGCATCGGCAGCAGCTTCTCGTTGAAATCCCCCACCCCGCCGGGGCTTAGTATGTCCCAGCCGGAAAGCACTCTTTCTAAGCTCAGGGCATTAAGTTCTCCTTCAACAACTGCAAGAGAACTGTTTTTGCTATCATGGTGCGCCCAAAACGGCGGCTTCGCGTGTCCTCTGGGGCAGAGATATTTCGGGCCTTCTCCTGGAAAAAACAGGCGGCGCTTAAAGTAAGTGTCGCCAGGCCAAAGCACGTAGTAACTATTAGTATCAACAGGAAGCTGCAAACCGCGAACAGGTGCAAAAGGCAGTAGTTTAATCCTCGCAAGCTCGCTTGGTAAATCCGTCGGGGGAAGCTTGGGCGGGGCCTTAATGTCTCGAAACTCTGGCCCGAGTGCGGAAAGAGGCCCGCTGGCGTCGCAGACAAAGCAGTGGTATCCGTCTTCGTAGATTTCGCACGATGGGTTCGTGTCTTCATGGAACGGGCAGATGATTTTGGGCACATCACACCACCTCTTCCACTAAATCTTCTGGTTGGTCCAGGAGAAGGGTGTGCGCTCCATTTGCGCGGTACCATAAGCCATCGGGGCATTTAAATGGATGCGATAACATTGGCAAACTCGGCAAACCTGACAACGGCCATTCTCTGTCTTTTATCGGACCAACAGTCTTGCCGTCTCTTCGTCGGTAATATGCACCAGCTTTTACCTGTAAAACCTTAGGCTCTACCTTTGCCGCTTCTTTCAAATCCTCAGTTACCGCCGCCATGTCTGGGCGCGATGCGGGCAGCGCTGGGGCTTCCTTTTTATATCTGTCGTCTAAGTCTTTGCGTGTTTCTGAAAACTCGCGAAGAAACATTAGCTCGCACGCGGCATGGTCGAGGTGAGACAAGCCGGTTTCGGGGTCCATATCCTCACCTGCCCAATAAGCCACCAGATGGCGCTGTAGGGCATCGTACACACGAGAGTAGGCGAGCCCTTTTCGCCAGTTGTGAGCCGCATACTTCTTGGCACCAAACGTAAGCACCGTGGCCAATCCAGTAAGAAATGCTCCAGATATAAGGCCCATCATGGGCTTGCCGTTGTCATGTTTAGTGCCGCTCATTCGAATCTCCTCGTAGTCTTGGGATAATTGATGGTCGCATTTACACGAAAATTATTCGTTAGTTCCTGATAGTGTTTCAGACCCTTGCACGGGGAGCACACCCGCGTTTCCGGCGTTGTCAGGAACGGCACCGAGCATCTCAGGCAGGGCCGCAGCTTCTTGTTTTTCATAATCCCTCCAGTAAAGAACAAATCGTTTTACGTATTCTTCCGCGTCCTTCGGCGGGCGGCTGTTTCCGTTGCGCCAGATGACCTTTTGCATCTTCTTCATGCAGCGCCGTAGCTGCCAGTAAGGGGCGTGTTTACAGGCTTGCTCAAAGTCGGCCTCTGTCACTTCGTAATTAACGTTGGTAGCTGGCGAAAGGGTTGTCATCGATTACCTCCTGCAAAAGCTCACGCTGGGTTTCAAAAACTAGACGTTGAGTGGCGTTCGCATACAGATTGTTGTCAACCTTCTGGCGTTCCTGCTCCAGCTGCTCGGGAGTCAATTTGATCAAATTGTTTTTGTACTCAACGATGAGCTGCTTTCTAAAACTCTCTCGTTTAAGTTTTTCATCCTTGATGTGTTGTATATGCACCACTACGCTCATATCCCTTCCTCCACGTCGCTAAACGTCATTGTTTCGCCCTCAAACTTAAGAACGAATTCCCCTGTTCTGCCGTGGCGGTTTTTGGCCACGTACACGTCAATTTCTCCCTGACGTAATGGATCGCGCCTCCATGCGCCGTCCAAGAAAACAATCTGATCCGCCCAGTTTTCGACAAGGGAACATTCCTGCAAATCGCTCATTGTGGGACGAGCACTCTTGCTGTTGGCTTGCCGCGTTTCAATGTTTCGATTCATCTGCGCCAGAGCGATGACAGGCACATTTAATTCTTTGGCCATGGCTTTGAGGCCCCGAGCGACATTGCCCACCTGAGCGCGCATGTCACCCCCGTCAGCATTAACGATTTGTATGTAGTCAATGCCTACAGCCGCCAGCGGAGAGATCTTGTGCCATTCACGAGCAAAGCTATGTAGCGTGTTGATGTGTATGCCCGCCGTATCATCCACGTAGAAATTTTCTGCTTCAATTCTGTGCGTGGCTGTCTTAAGTCTCGCCGGATCTAGGTATTGGAGCTTTTCCATGGGTACCTTTAACTCGCTTGCTAGCGCTCGGTGCATGAGCTGTGTGGTGGCCATTTCAAGAGAAAACATTAGCGTGGTGCCTTCGCCGGCTTTCGTGAGGTTGCGAAGGATTTGCACGAGGAATGAAGTTTTCCCGTTGCCCGGCCTAGCCGCTATCACGCAAAGATCCGGCCGCTGTGCGCGGACAAGCATATGGTGGTTGAATGACGTGAAGCCCGTGCGCTGCGCCCGCACATTGAAATCCACTTCAACCGAGCCCAGCTTTCTGGCACTTCCTCTGTTTACAGTGGCTAGCTCTATATCAATTTGCTCATCCGTGAGCTTATCGGCCATTGGTCACCACCTTGGCGCCAAACTTATTCACCTCTTCTTTGCACTTCGGACAGAAGAAATACTCAAAGGTAGCAAATACTTTTTTTACAGTGCGCTCGCCGCATTCGCACTTAGGCGGCTTGCCTTCGTCGTCATTGCTCTGTTTTGAGGGAGGAATGCTCCAGCCTTGCCAAGAAGACATGGCTGCTGTGTTTGACATAGAGGGTGCCGGCGTATTTAATTGGCTATTACATAACGCGGCATATGAGGCTGCACATTGAGAATGCTCATCAAACCTTCCGACGGATGCCCAGGCAACGGCGTTATTGTCGTCTAAGACCTCAATTGACAAAGAACGAGTGTTAGGCCCCGCCAAATAATAGCGACCTACGGTGAGAGGTCTAGGTGGATTTTGATTATCGATACATTTGTACCAAGCGCCGCTCACGAAGCTCATGTTCCCACCTCCATAAAATGGTTTGTACGTAGTGCTGATTACACCGCGCTGGGTGCCCGGCATTGTAAGCACTTATAGCCCTCGCCCAAGTTCCCCATCTCTTTTTTTGTTTAGCTAAATATTTTGCGGCGTAAAGGGCGTTGGTCTCTGCATCCATGAGACCAACCGCCCGCCCTCTGTATCCCAGCTCTCGTGCCGTTTTCAGCTTGATTTGGCACAGACCAAAGCTAGGTGTATGTCCGTCGTGCTCCGCAAACGCGTGGGTATTGTATTTGCTTTCCTCATAGCAAAGGCTGCTAAGTAGCGCTGGGTCTATGCCCGTGGTATGGCCTGCTATAAGAAATGCTGTCATTACCCCTATCCCCATCTTCTTACTGTAATACATGTGCTTGACGATGTCAAACATTTAACAGAAATTTTTTCTATTTACACCACCGCTCCATGGGCTTCCCGCACTCAGCTTTTAAAGGCACACTGAGCACCTTGCCCGACTCTTCCATGATACGCACAAGCAGCTTAGAGGCGTTTTCGGCCTCATCTGCGCGGGCCTCAATAAGCACCTCGTCGTGCACTTCGAATAGGGCCCGGCCCCAATCTTTGGCTTTAATTTCATTTGCGACATTGTAAAATGCCGCGTGTGTAATGTCGGCACCAGTGCCCTGTACAAGGCTGTTATAGGCCTGTCTATACGCGCGCTGTTTTAGGGAGCCTGTTCCCCATTCTTTGGGGAAATGCCGTTGGCGGCCAAAAAGGGACACAATGGGCTCGCCGGCGTCTACCTTGCGTTGGCACTCATCAATAACCTTTTTCTCACCGGCGTATGTTTCCCAGTAGCGCCTGAGAGCACCTTCTGCTTCTTTTTCTGAACAGCCAAGAATGCTCTTAATTTTGAATTTGCCGGCGCCATACCCCAGAGCGAAGTTAATGCGCTTTGCTAGCTGCCGATCAATTCCGAGACCTTGAGCGGTAATATCGTGCTTAGAGGCCCCTTCGTTGATGATGCGGAGGAGTGCTGGGTCTTGGCTATAGTGAGCCGCAACGACAACCTCAAGTTGGGAGTAATCACAGCTAATGAGCATGTGCCCATCATCCGGCACGTATATACCGCGTATTCCTCCGTCTCTAGGTAGCTGTTGGAGGTTAGGGTCTGAGGAACTGATTCGTCCAGTGACGGTGCCGTTGACATGAAAATTGGGGTAAATTCGCCCGCCTCTATGCCGCTCAAGTGTGCCCTCAATGAAGCTACCAAAGATTTTAGAGTCGGTGCGGTAAGCTCGTAATTGTGCGATGACCGGGTGTGCATCCTGTAGCTCCTCTAGCGCAGCATCGTCCAAAGTGGGCATTTGTGCCTTTTTGGCTTTCGAATATTTGGTAATGGGGGTGACACCTAACTCGCCGTATATAAGTGCTTTAAGGTCGTCTCCGCTGGACCAGTTGAATGTGGGCTTTTTTACTGCCGCTTTGCCTTTGGGGGATTTGCGCTTAGCAATTTCTGCCAGCCAACGGTTCATTTCGACCTGCTCCACCGCGAGCGGAGCTAAGAGGCGGAGGGTCGTTTGATAGCTGGTTATTCTATCTGTAAGCTCTTGGCCCGCTGTGCGGAGATAATCCAGGTCCACCCGCACGCCGTGCAGCTCGCTGTCGCACAGGGCCAATGCTAGCGCGTGAACATGATCGACAAGACTGCCCGGAATGCCGGCTGCGGCCAGTTCTGACAAAAGAGCATTGTAAAGCTTTCCTGTGTAGACCGCGTCACGACACGCATAATTTAGCTGGGCTTCTGGGGGAGATGTTTCAAACGTTTTGTAAGAGCACCAAAACTGCTCTTTGTAGTCGTCTTGCCACCTGGCCTGTATAAGCTCGTCCAAAGAGTGGCCTGCGTTCTCATCCAGCAAGTGGTGCATGAGCATTATGTCGTGCACCTGGCACTGTCGCAGGTCAATGCCAAGCGTCTGTTGAAGCATGCCGAAATCGAATTTGAAATTGTGAAGGACAAGCGGCGCTCTCAGAGCCGAAAGCGATGACAGACACTCTTTTTCTAGGTAATAAGCCTCTGCCTCACCAGCAAAGCAGAGCTGTGCAGAAATTATCGTGTCTTTAAATCGGTCAAGGCCGGTGGTTTCAATGTCAAGTGCAACGGGGGAGCCGTTGCGGTTAAGCCGCGCGATAAGCTCCTGTGCAGCTTTTAGCTCTGTTATGCGATGAAACAGCACAGTAACCTCCCCCTCGAAAAGCTGCCGTTTCACAGGTACGGCAAAACTGAGGAGTGTGTTGCAAGTGGCGAACTTGCACCGTTTCCATAACTAGATCAGTGCCCTAGTTGACCGGCACACCGGCAATTACATCTGCCGGCCCGATGGCGGGTAGCTACCCCGCGAGCCCTTTCAATGTTTCATACAGCTCGGAAGCCTGGGCGTCACTAAGCTGCTCTTTAATGGCAGTGCCGTACTTGCTGTTCATGAGTTCTTTTGTTGCGGTGAAGGGTTGTTTGCCGGTTTCATTTAGCACACGAGCCACGTTGGCCAGGTTCTTATTGAGCTGCTCGCGGTTAATCGAGGAAACAGTGCCTTCTTTGGGGGCGATTTCGTTAGAAACAACAGGTGACAGGGCAGCTGTAGGGGCAGCCCGTTGCGGCTCCCCCGCAGGTTCATCCTCAATGTTAACCTGGTCACGGTCATAAAGAGCCAAGCCCATGCTCATGCCAAGATTCTTAGCTGCGCGTTTGAACGCATCTGACTCCGCCTCTTTGGCTGCCAGCTCGTGCGCCTTTCCGAGGTTAGTGCTGTCATCACCATCGCCGTAGCCTGTGCCCATATGGGTGGTTTGATACACTTTGCCGTCGTCGCCTTGAGCTTGTACCTGAATCTGTACACGAGCCAGGTAATGGGCGGTGTACTTTTTGCGGCCATTGTTTTCCAGCTCACCCGAGTGCACCAGCCGCACTTCCTCGGTAGACGATGACCAGTTAAGGGGTCCAAACACACGATTCATTTTATCAATGACCATGTGGGTTTGCAGATAGGACAATGACCTACCGCCAGGCCCTTGCCGCTCAGACACTACCGAGCGGGGGATTTTAGCAGACAGTTCTTTTTCAACATCACTTAACAACTTCATTTTTCTTCTCCTAGTTTTTCAAGTGCTTCGTCATAGGCAAAATCTAGTTCGGCGCGTATCGTTTCCACTTCATCGATAAATTTCTTAAGGTCCGCCATAGGCACCGTCGCTAACTTGATAGCTTCCTGACCATAAACAAAATGGAAATCGCCCAACAGGGTGCTACTGGCGCGCTCAATCTTTCTAGCCGCTTCTCTTTGTTTTACTTCGAACACCATTTCCTTGAGCTGCTTCACTAAGCTGTTTGTTTTCTCTTCTGACACGGTTCTCCTCCACACTCTTAATTTTATGACAGGGTTTACACAGCACCTGTAGTTGTTCTGGCCCGCACAACAATCTATTTATGAAACCATCGAAACTATCCCAACCCGACACAGGCACAACAGGAGAGATGTGATCCACCTGCACCTCTTTCCTTCTGAATTGCCCCAAACAGCTGGCGCACTTGTATACACCCCGAGACACACGGGCCTCAGCTTGTACCTGACTGCGTGCCGGCCATCGGTAAGACGCCCGGCGAAGAGACGCAATGGCAAATCCCACAGCATCAAGCGCCTTCTTTACCACTGTCACCTCCATGACAAGTGTTGAAGAAGGGACATACGCGTTTCCCAACCACGCATTGGTTAGGGTTTTTGTAGTATGGGCCTTGCTGCAAGCTCATTGCTGTATCGAAAATATTATCGATTTTAGACTGAACAATTTTGTCTGACAGTGGCGCGGTTCGGAATTGCCATTTAGGGTTTTTCATGTCCTTAATCGCCACAGCATAAACAACCTGTTGTGCGTCGAAACCAAGGCAATGTTTTGCTAAATTAGCATAGCCATACATCTGCTCGTTGCACTGTATTTTGAACCGATCATAAGGCATTGCGCTTGTCTTCCAATCAACCACGCTAGGTATGCCGTTAAATGTTCCAAGAAAATCTACAGTGCCGTGGTAATTAAACTGTAAAAGGTTGTCTCCATCTGCCGATGTGCGGGCTAACCGTGTTTCTAGTCTCTTCTCCAAATATTGCGGAACAAACTTATCCTGGTGTTCATCGCGAAAGATGCTAATAAGCGTCTCTCCCAATGCGCGGAGGTCTTCCCATTTATACCGGCTATATTCTAGTTCAACATTCTTCTGTGCTCCCCACAGGTCGCTAAAAACATCTGTGCCGTTGCCAATTTCAAACAGGTCTTGAATGGCTGCGTGTATGGTTGTTCCGAACGCCATATCTCCGCTCTTGTCACTGCCATCATCCATGCCCTTAATGTGCTTAAGCTCAAAAAATCTGAGGCATTTATGGGCATCACTTAGAGTGGAATATCTAAAGACCTTCATTTATTCTCCTGTCCAACAAAGGCGTCGATCTTGGCGAGGGCTTCGCGTAATGAATCGGCAGCTTCGAAGATATGTGCACACAGTTCGACATTCGAGTCTATTGCCTCCAAAATCTTATAAGCCTCTTTTCGCAGCTCCTTTATCACCTTATCTCTCGACTCAGCCCCGGCTGCCCAGCCCGAGCACGTGTCCTTACACGGGTGATCTAGCTTGTGTTGTTTGCTCATGACTTTACCTCTTCCCAGCCGCTGCCGCTGCCGCTGCCGCTGCCGCGGCCGCGGCCGCTGCCGCTGCCGTAGCTGTAGCCGTAGCCGTCGCCGTAGCCGTCGCCGTAGCCGCGGCCGCTGCCGTAGCCGTAGCCGCTGCCGCTGCCGTCGCCGTAGCCGCGGCCGCTGCCATAGCCGTCGCCGTAGCCGCTGCCGCTGCCGCTGCCGCTGCCGTAGCCGTCGCCGCTGCCGTCGCCGCGGCCGCTGCCGTAGCCGTTGCCGTTGCCGTTGCCGCTGCCGCTGCCGCCGCCGTCAATCATGACTTTACCTCTTCCCAGCCGTTGCCGTTGCCGTTGCCGCTGCCGTTGCCGTTGCCGTTGCCGCTGCCGTTGCCGCTGCCGTAGCCGTCGCCGCTGCCGTAGCCGTAGCCGTTGCCGTTGCCGTTGCCGCCGCCGTTGCCGCTGCCGTCAATCATAACCACCCCAAGATAGATAGGAGCTTGTCACCCCATTCTTTTGATACAAGGTCTCTAATTTCGTGAGCCGTGATAGGAGAATCATCTCTTCCAGCTTGTTTTAGAGCTGTGCAACACCCAGCCAAACACGCACCAGTTAGAACACGAAACTCATTAAGGGTAATTTTACGCTTTTTACCCGCTTTTATGATTTCCGATTTCAAGGCTTCTGCTGATGGTCGCCTGCTGGGATCTTTCCAAATAGCATCAGAAATAGCCGATGCTATTGAATCGCCGTGAGCGCACCAATGTGTGCCCGCAAGCGTAGCAAAATATCGGCGTTTTCCTTTGTCTGTTCGGTAACTCTCAACTACATGACCTTCAGCCGTGTAGTGTACCCGTACAGGGCCAACTATGTGCTCTTCCAGACCGTCGCGATAAAACTTTCGCGCCTTCATGTTTTAGTTTTTCCAGTCTTGAACTGATTTATATGCAGCATCGGTCATCTCAGCCAGTTCCAGGCCTGCCGGATTGACGATGATTACAGACTTTAATTCGGCACCGATAGAATGGCCGCCATTAGGCTTCAAACCATTAGCTGCTAAATCACTTATAGATCCGGAATTGTCGCGGGTGTAAAAGCCCCACAGTCTATATGCCTTTGCGAGCGTAACGGTTTGCGTAGCGGTATCGATACTTTCGATAATTCCAGCATGAACACCGGCCACATTTGCCCGTACAATGACTTTCTTGCCAATCATTTTGTTTTTCATATGCACCTCTACTACTGATAGTAATACAACGTACAGCAGATGTAAAGCACAATAGAACTTTTCCCCCTTAGTATATGGGCACAGAAAACACTGACATTGAAAACATTGAAGAAATTGACGAAGTACAACCCGAAGGGCCAGACGAAGTAATGTCCGAGGCCACGATAAAGCGCGCTGCGGCCTTAGGTGCTTCCGGGGCCACCAAGTACGCCATAGCCAAGTCATTAAATATATCTAATTATTATGCTGGCAAGATAATGCGGGATGAGCTGTATAAACGCATTGTTGCTGAAATTGGTGACGACGCTATTGATAATGCCAAAGCCAAAACCCGAGCTGACCTAGCTCGGCTAGCAAAAAAGGCTGTAACAGCCATAGAAAAGCAGCTCGACAAGTACAATCTCAATGCTGCCATAACCGTCCTTCGTTCTCTCGGGCTAGAAACCGCCAACAAAGACGAAGAGGGCAAAGGGTCGATTCAAATTGTACTGGCTGGGCAAACACCCGAGCCGAAACCAGCCATTGTTGTGAAGGAACAGAAAAAATGAATCGTCTCACTCTCACACGCGAAAGCCACAATGAGTGGGGAATTATTTCGTCGCTTATAGATGACAGTATGAAACAGCATGCGGTGACTTTGGAACACGCATTTCTACAGCCCGATGGTACGTATGCTCCAAAAATACCACCAGGCACCTATACCTGCATACTCGGCACTCACCAGCTTGACCACGGCGGCCCTCAACAGCTCTATGAAATAACGGGGGTGCCTGGCCATAGCGGAATACTGTTTCACAAAGGCAATTACAACCAAGACAGCGATGGCTGTGTATTGCTCGGCAAATCGGTTGACATGATCGATAAATGCATTGTCTCTTCTGCTGCGGCCTTTGACGACTTCATGACCATGCAGGCCGGGAAGCCATTCACGCTCACTGTTCGTTAGCGGTAAGTGCCGTCTGGGGCTAAAGTGCAATGGTCGCCTTTCACATAGGTTCCATCTGGGCACATGGTGAGCTGGTCTGAGGTAGTGTCGGAGCGGTCTAACATCCGCTGCTTCTTCATTGCTTTGCTTAGCGCTTCTGCTTCCTTGTCGATTTTCTCTTGCTCGCAGTCTTGGCCCGGCTCGGGCACTCCCATACCGCATAGATCTGACTTTCTAATAGCCCGCGCAGGGCTTGACACAAACGACAACAAAACAAAAGCCACAATATATTTCATAAATGTCTCCTTTGCCCGCTATCGGCAGTTAGCCCACTTTCCTAAAGCTTACCTTCTGCTTTTGTTTGTAGCTTTTCCAGGTACGCTCGATGCTAGCATGGCCCAGCCACACGCTAATGTCTTCAAGCGTTTGCCCTTTAGACAGCATCAAATCCACGAAACCCTTTCTTCCGCCGTACAAATTCACACCCGGCCCAAGATATTTCTGCATAGTGCTGACGATGGGCTTATGTATGCCTTGCGCAATGAAGCCTAAACACAGACGCTGCTCCGGGTAGACAAGAGGAATGGGCTTCACGCGTTTGTCTCGTGTCACTCCCCCTATCTTCGTTTGGTACACCCACAACACGTCTACCCCCTGCTCGTGCTTCACCTTAGCCGTTGCTATACGATCGACTTCTTTTGGTCGTAACCCAAGCCACACTGACAGATACAGCCATCGGTATTGGGCTTCACTGAACTTCGACCGAGCAGTTTCCAACATCTCGGGAGTTAGCGGCGCACTGGTCTTTTTCTTTTTAGTACTGTCTTCAAAGGCGTCATTTATCATTTCCCTGTCATACCCTGTGGGCGCGGGCACCTGGATAAAACTCTGTCCCGTCTTGCGGGCTTGAAACGCTCCCCACAAATTAAGCACCCTCAATATTTTAGTGACATACTCCCGGCTTGTTTCCTGTTCCGCAAAGTAGCCGTAAATGCGCCGCTTGCTGTCATACCAATCGCGAGGCTCTAATTCGAGCCGCGCCACCAAGCGCTGAGCATAGAGCCAGTGACTCTGAGCCTTCTTCCACTTCGCGGCGCTGTTAGGGCCTATCGCTATCTCTTGTTGCAAATATTTCAGGAATTCTTGTAGCAACGGCTCGGGCAGATAGGCGCTCTTTACTGTGTTCACAGTATGTAACCGTCGAAGGGCGCTTACCTTTGCCCGCTCTAAATGCGCTTGCGAATTAAGCTGCGAGGCGCGGGCTTTGGCCTCCTCTATCGTCATGCTAGGCAAAAACCCGTGTTGAATTAGCTGTGCTGCTGGAATGTGTTGCCAGTGTCTTTTTCCATTTTCTTGCGTGCACCAGCAAACCCGCCAGTATATCTCCCCAGTAGTACGTTTACGTTTATTGATTGAATAGCTCATGCCTAGCTCCTATCGGTTGCTAGGCGAAATATAATGAATGTCGTCGTGACACTGCTGACCTAGCAGGTCAACACTTCCAAATCTAACCCACTGATTATATTGACATTTCTGTCAAAAATGGTGGCTGAGGGCGGGATAATAGTGCTGGCCAGTACTCAGAAGTAGCCGATTTATAATTGAAAAGCCAATGAATAGTTTCAAAAGCCCCAGGAGAAGGTTGTTTTTAGGCCACTGTTATTCACCGACCACGTGCCGTAGTTTTGCAGCCGCACTTCAAGCTGTTTGTGTTGAATCGCTGAGGCGGCGCCAGCGGCCAAAAACACAATGACGGGAACATGTTTCTCGGCGCATTTATCCGCCGCTTCCCATTGCGTCTTTAGCCCGCTTTGCATAAAAGCCGCTGTGCGGGCCTCATCCACTGCTGCTGTGTAGTTTCCGGCGGTGACCGGCACATAGGTCAAGCCGTAGAGAAGAAACAGCCCATTCATTTCTTGGGCTCAATGCGAAAATTGTCGAGCAACACCTGTGACAGTGCTTCCTCTAGCGCATAAACAAGGTCATGCTTAATTGGTAAACTGTATTCATGTTCGATGGCGTGAAGGGTTTCGTGGAGGAGAGTGGCGAATGCCTCTCGGGCACCGAGCTTTTCTCGTATGGCAATAAATCGATCTTCTTGAACGCAATAGCCGCGAGTCACTTCGCCAGGTTTTGACGCGATATAAGGCACCACAAGAACGGCGTATTTACGGTTTTTTACTTTCAGTGTTTTGGGTAGCTTCAATTGGTACACTTCCTATGTACTTAAGTTGTGATAGTCCGCTCCATGTAATTTCAAAGCTGTTATGCCAAATCGTGTCTGTCTCATGAGCAAGCCATGTCCCACTTGGCGGAGCGTTCTTTTTACTGGGGCGTTTATTGGCAATTATTAGTAAAGTATGTCCAGAGTGTGTCTTGTAATAAAAACGCTTACGCATCATCCCTCCAAAAGCTGTCGCCATTGTTCAAGTACAGCGCTCAGCTCAAACCGAGCATCGAGTGTTGGTGCGGTTGGACAGGGCTCCAACATATACTCTACTGCGTTTTTGATGTGCTTGTGGTTGGTGCAATCAATAACGAAATTGTGGTGTTTATTGGTTTCAGTAATAAGCACTTCTACTGCCGCGCCCATATCATGTGCCAACACCGGCACCCCGAGAGCGTTGGCTTCCGCCATAATCACTCCCATGGTTTCAGGGAACACAGTTTGCGGATAGAAAAGCGCTTGGCACCGGCTCAATTCTTTCATAGCGAGCGGGTGTGGAAGACTACCGAGGAAGCGCACACCTTCCGGAATAACGTCGGGCATATATCCAGGGTTGCCGACAACCAATTCAAGCTCAGAGCGACTTTTTTTCAATTCATTGAAAAGCTCTACAACTTGTTGGAGGCCCTTGTGCGGTGAGGAAAAGAAGCCCAACCTGTCTGGCACTTTTAAGTCGGCAAAGACTCCGTCAAGATCTACTGGGTTATAAATGCGACGTATAGGTGGATATTTAGTGTCATTCAGCGCGGTTTGAATGTTTTGTATATGCCAATTCGTGAGACACACGACATTGTCCGCCAAGTGCCACAAGCCCTTCTTAAGCCAATCACCCGCTGCATCTTGAAGCCACACAATGTTCTTTGCCTCGGGGTACATCTCTAAGTATTCCGCCGATCGCATGTGCACCACCACATCAGGAGAGAAAGGCGTGTTCTCGTTTATATGCTGTACACCTTCAATGACGAGATGCTTACGGTGAGCATCCACAAGCTGAAACACAGCCACAGAGTGTTCTTTAGCCAGCTCCCGAGCCACACGGATTAGGCTTGCCTCACTTGCCCCCATAGGCTGCGTGGTGAGGCTTTTTGCGGTGTACGGCTTTTGAGCTACTGGATCGAAAAAGAGTATTTTCATTCGCCACCCAAGAATTCAGTTATTACCAAGGCCGCCTCCACAACAAGCGCCTCATCTATCATCTTTGCCAGTTCAATGGCTTCTGCAACCTTGGCCACAAAACCAGCGCGGTTTTTGTCGTTAAGGGGCTCGCTAGGCAATCGCTTGAGAAATATCTGAAAAGCCATTTCTTGCCGGGTCACGAGCACCTCACCAACGCCGGTATTTTAGCAACCGGCAGCAGCGTTTCTAGTGGATAGGCCCACCCTTTGTGTTTGCGCAAAATGAGAGCAAATATTCTATTGCTGCTCTCAATTGCATTTAGCTCCGTCACGTTAAGAGGCGTATACGTGCTCGTGAATTTCTTTTTCACGTTTAACAGCCTCCACACAAACACCGAAGCTATCGCGGGCGTGCTCTCGACATTCAGTGAGGCACACAATTTGACCTTTCACTAACGGCTGCTCCAGTACAACGCGGAACATTTCATTGGCTTGTACCATGGACACACGAACGCCCTGTAGTTCGAATGCATAAATTTGCATATACCCTCCCACTAAGCCGGTTGTTTTTCGTTACCGAGTTTGCTCACAATGAGGTCAAGAGACGATTCAAGCATGTCCAGTGTTTGTGCTATATCTGCTCGCACCCGTGGGTCCGTTTCACTGGCTTGTCGCTTTTCCAAATTGCGTATACACGCATGAATTTCAATAAGCTGCTCGATATTGTCCATAAACCCCTCCCAGGGATATTTAGATACCGTCTGTGCTTCCACCTTCGTTTGATTTCGCTGTATCAGGATTACGCACCGTAAACTTTTTCAGTGAATAGTCGGGGCTCGAAGCGCTTAGCTTGTCGTCTTCCTCGTTAACGTAGATGATAAGACGGTCACCAGCTTTGAGCTTCTTCAAGCTGTCCACTTCATTTTGAGACAATCCCTTAATGCTGCTAAGGGCGTTGCCACCTTTTGTCTTCCACAATCCGATGTATACTTCTTTCATGCTCTCTTCTCCTTCTTGTTGCTTGACAATGTCAAGCTTGTTTCTCGAAAAAATACACCTCTGCCGTGTTGCAGAGCCATATAATAAGCAGTGATATATTCAGGAAATAGTTGGTCAAGCTTAACTAGCTGGTCTATGTCTAGCTCTTCTCTGTCGCAATCATCTACAACGCCCGACATTGCGGCGGGCTCACCGTCAATTGCACCAACGTCCACTAGTACGTCCACGTCGCCGATCCACAAAGGAAGCGCGGTCGGCTTCTCGCCTAAGATAAATTCCACGTACATTACATTGCCGGTGGTGCGCTCGATGACTTGCATTACACGGGACAGCCCGTCATGTTGCACAGCGGCTTCGGCGTGTTCGCGGTTTTCATCAAGATACATTTCGGCCTGCCATTGATCGGCAAAGCCTCGCTTTTCGCCGCAATCGGGCTTGTTAATGGTGCCGGACACAAAATAGAAGTTTTCGGACAAGTTACCAAGGAATGTAAACATAGCGTTTCCTTTCTAGCGACGTACACGAACAATAAGCCTGACGAAGATTCGTAGTAGCTTGTATGCACGTTCCATATTGCCCCTCTTCCTATTATCCAGTATAGCAGGTTGCTTTACAATGTCAAGCTTAAATAAAACACTTGTGCTTATCTCCCACTTCGTTTAAATTGCCCCTATGCCACTAGAACCTGGGTTTAAAAAGCCAAAGAAAGCCAAAATGGTGTCTATACGTCTCACACAGGAGGCAATAAACGCCTTGCATGAGATGAAAGATATGACCGGCATAACACAGACAGATATCGTATCGGACCTAATAACCGATGCTCTGCCGGCCATACGTGAAAAATACGCTAAGTGGAAATCAGCAATGAAGCGCTAAGCAGCCTTCACCTGCTTTTCGCTTGACCACACACCGACGTACAAAAGCGCACCTTTCGTGTTGAACTGTAGCGTCGTATAGGTGCCCACCACGCCGGGATTGAAATTACCGGCAGATATGCTTAATGCCGGTCCCTCGCTGGTCGTATGCACACGGTATGCGGTGCCTGATTTATCTAACATTTTACGAACTGTTTTATAATTGCTGAACATATTCTCTCCTTGTATATGTATCGGCTCGCTAGCGGAAACGTTTAGCTAAAAATAGCTCACCCTCTCATTTTTACGCCCGATATGATGTACTCACTAACGGGTGTATCTTTCACACTCTTTAGATGAATTGTGAAAAATCTTTCATCAAACAAATTGGATCGCGGCTACGACAAGTAAGGCAAAACAAAGGATGGACACTAGAAGAAACAGAACAGCACGGTTATCCATCCTGGCGACACCTGCAAAAGCTTGAAACGGGAAAGAACTTCAACATGAGCACACTTTACAAAATATGCGAGGTCTATGGCCTCTCCCCATCGGAGCTGCTGGCTACAGTGAAATAGCGCCTGCTCCGACAGGCGCGCCGATACTATGCCGATTTCTTGAACGCAGTTTGTTCGAGCTTTGCTTTCTGAATTTGCAGCTGTTCACGAGCACGAGCATTGGCGTCCATGCGCCCCAATTCACGCACACCTGCAAACGCAGCGGATGCTTGCCCGGGAGTAATGTTTCCAGCCAACACTTTCTTGATGGCCGCAAACGCCACAGGACCCACTTGTTCTACGATATCTGCCAATTTACTTTTGTTTTTCTTTGCCATTTTTCCTCCTTAGTTGTCGTTCACATTCCCAAATTTGCTTTACTATTTCCGCGTATACCCCGTATTTTCTTTGCATAAAATAGTGTGCTTTTTTTGCTCGATATTCAGGTGACCTGCTGTGTTTTTTATACAAATCCAACAGCAAGCGTTTTATATGCTTGTGGTTCTTAATTCTATAAGAAGCGCGCCATGCTTTTCCGCGCTCGGAATTAGCAAAGCGTCTACCTCTTGCTAAGACTTTTTCTTTGTTTTTGGCATAATATCTAGAGTATGATTCACGACGCTTTTCCCGACTCTTATAAACATCTCTCCAATATCTTTTCTTATGTTTTTGGTTCTGTTCTTGTTTATACTTTAAATACTCCTCGGCAGTCATAAGAGCGCATCTAACAGTAACAGGTCCACAATTGCATTTTTGTTCAATCTGTTTATAAGTTAAACCTGCCCTACGAAGTTTACGGATATGTTCAACAGGCACTGTTCTAGGTCTGCCCACTTTCATAAATTAATTAGTCCCCACAATCTCACTGCGTAACAACGTTGCACCCGCTAGTGACAGTGAACGTGCAAGAAGCGTTAATGCCATTGCTCGTGTATGTTCCGGGCGGCAAAGGCGTGAGAAAACCATCATGGGCGCTGTACACACCATACAATTCATTGCCTAAACAAAATCCCACCTCAGGGAACGTGCTCGGATAGCTCGTGTTAGCACCGGCGCAGAATTGTACCGCGCTCACAGTGACACCCGATCCACCAGGAGATCCATTGAGAACAAGGCTTGTAGTGTCGCCGCAGGTAATGAGGCTACCACCATAAGGCACCACGGTTGACGCGGCTTCGGCTGTGACAATGCATCCATTGCCCTGTGAGCCAGGATTACCTTGCGGGCCAGACGGTCCTTGACCGCCACCATGACCACACCCTGAGAGACCTACTAATGACAGTGTTATTAAATACTTCATTTATTCACTCCTATTCAATATGGCCGCAGCTTGTTTAATGATTTTCACTTGCATGTTTGTTCTGGCGGCGGCGGCGGCGCAGGCGGCGGAGTAGGCGGCGTCGGCGGCGGCGTCGGCGTCGGAGTAGGCGGAGTAGGCGGCGGAGTAGGCGGCGTCGGCGGCGGCGTAGGCGGCGTCGGCGGCGGCGTAGGCGGCGTCGGCGGCGGCGTCGGCGGCGGAGTAGGCGGCGGCGACACTTTGATTTTCTTTTGTATTGTGCTTTAAAACACACACCGCTGCCTTTATGGCCATCCGAGGCCGTTTATCACCAGGATATTTAGCCTCAAATACAGGCAACACCTGTTCAGCGGCATATATGGCTATTTCACAGCGCCGCTTGGTATTCATTAGCTGTGTAAATGTCCAACGCGCCCACAAAGGATTGACTTCGTTAACAGCAAGCAGAGTAGCTAATAAATCTGCCGACTTCTTGCCGCCAACATAGTTCTTCCACCAAGCATAGCCTTCATCACAAGGTTTTAAAGACTGGAGCTTTTTGTCTGTAAGTATTTTCATAGAATTATCCTCCTCGCTTAGAGTACTAAGCTTTTTAGCGATCTTGACGGCTCTCTAAGGTAGATTCATCACACGCTTGCATCTCAGAGGCGATCGTCTGCAATACTTCGTCATACTTTTTAGCGGGCAGGTTGCCGATGTCGCGGTAATCGTTTCCATTGTCATTATCCTGCTCGTTATACTGTGCATCTGCTAGTAGCTCCTCAAGGTCATTGCCTTCAGCGAGCACGGTGTACGGCACGTAGTCTATCTCAATAGTGAATTCTAGATTGTAGCGCTTCATCGCAATGTCTCCTGCGTCGAATTGCTTGGGGCACGCACTCCACGTTCGGGGTTTTGAATAATCAATGTGCGAAAGGTTACGGGTAGAAAGTGTTCTAAATTAACCAAACGCTCAGTAGCCTCAGGCATACAAGCTTTGAAAATGTTGGCGCGTATGGGCTTGATATCGTCCCACGACATAAACCAACGAAGCGTGGTGCTCTTGCCGCGTCCACAATATTCAGGAGTCATTTGGTAACGAAGGCCAAAACGACGATAGATGTAGTTGCCAAGGTCAAGCACGGTAGCGCCTTTGTCTTTAGGCGCTTTACCAAGCTGCACTTCAATATAAGCAGGCAACCCACAAGGGCTGGTGTCGTGAGCGCAGAGATTAATTACAAGGTTTCCAAAAGCAAGATCCAGGTTGGTATCGTAATCCGAAGTACGTTGAATGTTTTTCATACAACCTCCATTAGCGTTCATTAGCGGTTTTTAGCGGTTTTTAACAAAAACGATATAGCCACCACACGCTCTAGCAGCGCGCTGGGCCTCAGACAGATCAGTTAGGGCAGTAAGCTTTATGTCCCACTTTGTCATTACGATGTAGATCACCTTGCTATCCTCCTGCCGAGAAGTACTCGGCTGTTATAATAAGTATAGCAGATGTAATGCCGATGTCAAGCAAGTGTAAAGCAGCGAAACTATTAGCAAGACCGGTGAACCCATCGCCGATCTTTTGTACGAGTTTAGGAAAGTTTCATGTAAAATCGCTGCAATACGTTGTAAAGCAAGGCATATGTACTCATTGCCGATCTTTTGTACAAAAGCGCCGACCTAGACACCACTGTCGTCGCGGTGGCGCGCTCTATATAGGAGCAAAGCTTTTGATAGTGTTGCAATATGCGACAGGTAGTGTTGTGTGAGACGAGGTGAGAATGATTCTCAACATGCCCATGCCAACATACCCTCCCCGCATAGCATCATGCATGGCACGAATAATGATCTATGCCAAGCCACCTGTCTCTACCCTGCCACTGTATCATGGCATGGACCTTGCAAGGGGCCTAGGGGGTGGGGCAAAAGTGGTGAGCGAGGTAGAGTTATATGGTGGCGCGCACAATTTTCCCGCCCTTGCCCATAAACAAGCTTTGTAGAATGTTAAGAGATGTTAACACATAGGTTCTATTCTTAACAATTGTTATCCAGAACAGTTACAGCCACTTGCAACTTTGTAGAACTTTTCCCCCTTTATATGAAGGTATCTCTTACGGCTGCGCGCGAGGCGGTGGCACAGACAGCTAAAAATACACCACCGACAAGGCTTAGCCCGCGCCTCAGAGAAAGCACCAACACAGCCACAAAAACGCGCTCCTACTGAGCCCGAAGGAAAGCGAAGTAGGAGTTGGCTCCGCTCTCTAATGCGCCAGGCGCGAGAGCGGGGATGCGAAAGAGATAACACAGAGGCGCAGGCTAAGCCACAGCCTGGCACAGATTAAAATACATATCTAAGACGCAGGCTGAGTCTTAGCCAGGTATTTATTAAATATATTACTGTGTCTCAGCCTAAGACTCCGCCACCGGCGCAGGCTAAGCCGCAGCCAGGTAAATGTTTGACGGTGTCATTCGCTTGTCAAACGTTATTTAAAGCCCACCACAGCCTCTACAATCGACGATCTCCCTATCTCTGTAGGGTAGCCCTCACCCAGCAGCTTTTTTCTTTTTAAAGGACCGCTGTGCCCACAATAGACCTCAACCAGTGTTTCCCTGTTGCCAAAGACGGCTCCCGCACTCCTCTGCCCAAACAGAAGCAATTCTTAGATGCAGCTCTGTCGGAGGCTGAAAGCCGAGCCTATGCCAAGTTTGTGCGCTATGTGGGCGGCATCGGTAGCGGCAAGACGCTCATCGGCTGCACCACCATGCTTCACATGGCTGTCTTGCGCCCTGGCGACTACCTCGTCGCCCGCCAATACATGCCTGAGCTGAAAGACACCACGTACAAGACGTTCATGGAGGTGTGCCCGCCTGAGCTGATAAAAGAAGTGCGAGTGGCTGACATGGTGGTGAAGGTGCACTGTGTGGGCGGCGGTGTAAGCACCATTCTCTTTCGTGGCCTAGAGGAGCCAGACAAGCTCCGCTCCTTGAATTTAAATGCGTTTTACATTGACGAAGCCAACCAGGTGTCCGAAGCCGCCTTCATGCTGCTCCAGGGACGCCTACGGGGCCGCTTCTGGCGCAAGGGCCTCGTGACAATGAACCCCGGAGGCCATGACTGGACCTGGCGCTGGTTTGTTAAGAAAGACCACATTGCCTCCCCCGAGGTAAGGCGCCTGTTTCTCAACATACGTGCCCCCTCCACCGAGAACATTCACCTGCCCGACGGCTACATTGACACTCTCGTGGCCGCGTGGAGCGAAGACCGCATAAGGCGCGAAATTGAGGGCTCAGACGATAGCTTTGAGGGGCAAATCTACAGTGAATTCAACCGTGCTGTACACGTCATTAAACCCTTCCGCATTCCTGACGACTGGACCATACGCATCGGCGCTGACGATGGCTACCGCAACGCCGCTGCTTGGATATACGCCGCGATAAGCCCAGAGGGCGATGTCTACGTGTGGGATGAGTTTTACCAGAAAGAGTGGCTCATAGAGGAAATATGCCGAACAGGTAAGGTGGTGAATATGCAGCACCTTCCTAGTGCCTACTCCAAGCTAAGAGGGCGCAAAGTGGAGCAGATGCGCATGGACCCCGCAGCTAAACAAGTGCGCAACGGCCTGAACAACTGGGATATTTACCTGCGCCACCTCCCCAGCGGTTTTCCCATGCTGGAGGCTCAGAAGAGCGTACAGACCGGCATAGAGCGTGTGAAGGCCTATCTAAAGCCTGATGCTCGCGGGAAGCCGCGCCTGTATGTTTTCGACACCTGTGTGAACTTGCTTGATGAAATAACCCAATATCGCTGGGCCGAGCGCCCCGCAGGTTTGCAGGGTAAATTCAATGAGCGGGAAGAGCCTGTGAAGGTAAATGACCATTTGATGGACAGTTTGAGATATATGATTATGACATGCCCCGAGCCTGTCACTAAAAAGCTTGACCCCATTGCCCACCTCAAACATGGCTCCTCAGAGCGTATGCTTTACAATGAATTACAAGAACTTAAGAAGGGGCGAAAGAGCAGCGATCCCTTCGGCGGCTAACTAGTTGTAGAACTTTTCCCCCTTATATAGAGGGATCATTCATGTTGAAAGCCCTAATGAGTACAGCCTGGACCTAGGCCAGGCATCTGCTCCCCGCTCAAGTGACGGGAAATACCACAAGAGGAAAATATGGCATTTGCTACTACTGACTCCGTATCGGAGCCGCGTTCTTTTTCTATCGGACCTGTAAAGATTCAAATTGTTAAGTTCACCGCCGCATCTGGTGACACTTCCGGCACCATTACCGCCGACCGTCTTACTGACGTGTTCCATGTCATTCTGGATGGCGGTCTGGTTTATACCGCAGCTCCCACCTACGCCACAAACGTAGCCACGTTGGCATTTAAAGACCCACTCGGCAACGCGTTCGGCACAGCCATTATCATAGGTCGATAATTTATGATGGACAAACTCAACGCCATTGCGGGCATGGTGCAAGACCTTCTCAACGGCGGCGCTGGAAAGAAGCCTGCCAAAAAAGCAGCTCCTGCTGATCCCAACGAAGACGCTGACCCCGATCAGCAAAATCTTGACGGCGACGATGCCCCCTCCTCTGCCAAGAAGGTGCAGAACAGTTTCCGCAAAGCCACAGGCAGCATGAAGGAGCCTGTTTAAGCATGTTCATTTCTACGCGAGCGCACCAGGCCATCCTCCAGGCCAAAGACGCGCACATCGCGCACCTCAAGGACGAGGTATCTTTTCTCCGCCGCATGGTGCAGCCAGGAAAGCTCTCCACCGACAGTCAAATCGAAGCCGATGCAGTGCTCGAAGGCCGCCAAGATCAAATACCGCGCGACCCTAAACAAGAAGCTATTAACACTGAAGCCGCCCTGCTCTTGAGCGGAAATTATTAAATAAATGGAAAGCAGCACAGCAGCTAGCAGCGCACTCAATCTTGATCTTTCCGAGGTGGAAGATCCGGATCAGCTTGCGTCCTATATTGAAAAGTTCTACCGCAACGATTCTGTGGTGAAAACACAGCTTGGTCGTAACTGGGAACGCAATCAAATGTTCCTGGATGGGCAGCAATG